CAAGATACGGAGGAAGCAAATGAATGGATACGTACTTGCATTGATGCTAAGCCAGCCTACATCGCACTCGACTCAGAAACCACCGGACTCTACCCTCGAGACGGCCATATGCTTGGGATTAGTCTTTGTTATGACGGGCATAATGGTGTGTACATTGATACAGAGTGTTTTAATGTAAGAACAGAAGTATTATTGCAATTACTGTTTAATCAAACAACAGTTGTATTTCACAATGCAAAGTTTGACATTGCATTCTTTGAGTATCACTTCAACTTTGAGTTTCCTCAGTTTGAAGACACGATGCTGCTACACTACCTTATCGATGAGGTTCCTGGAACACACGGATTAAAACAACTTGCAATGAAGTGGACTCCCTATGGAGACTACGAACAGCCTATGTACGAGTGGATTGCAGACTATTGTAAACGTACAGGCACACTTAAAAGCAACTTTACTTGGGATACAATTCCCTTTGACATTATGAAAACTTATGCTGCAATGGATGCAGTGGTAACTTATATAGTGTACGAGAAAGTTGTAAGAATAAAAAAGAATAAACAGCTAGAGAAAGTATACAATAATATACTCATTCCTGGCACTCGATTTCTAATGGATATTCAAGATAATGGTGTACCGTTTAACAAAGAAAGACTATATAGTGCACAAGAGCTAATGCAGGATGAGATCGATAAGTCTATAGAAGATTTATATGCCCATCCAGAGATAGCCCAATTCGAGAAAATAAATGGAAAAGATTTTAATCCTAACAGTACTGTTCAGCTTCGTCAGCTTTTCTTTGACTACTTGGGGCTTGTACCTACTGGAAAGAAAACTGGCACCGGGGCTCATAGCACCGATGCGGAAGTTCTCGGAGAACTGGCAAAACAATCCCCAGTTCCTGAACTCATCTCAAATATTAGAAAAAACTCAAAAATTAAAAATACATACCTCGACAAGATTATACCACAACTTGACCGTGATTCTCGTCTTAGGACAGGTTTTAACTTGCATGGCACTACTAGCGGCCGCTTGTCTTCTTCTGGTAAGCTTAATATGCAACAGTTGCCTAGGGATAACCCCATTGTAAAAGGATGTATTAAAGCTGCTGAAGGGCATAAGATAGTTGCAATGGACTTAACCACTGCAGAGGTATATGTTGCATCCGTGTTGGCAAAAGATGAGAATCTACAAAACGTTTTTCGAGAGGGAGGTAACTTTCATTCGCAAATTGCGAAGAGAGTATTTAACCTACCATGCAAAGCAGAAGAGGTAGCAGAGCTTTATACAACACAACGACAGGCTGCTAAGGCGGTGACCTTTGGTATCATGTACGGTGCAGGACCAAAGAAAATTAGTGAACAAGTTACAAAAGACAGCGGAAAATTATTCAGTGTAAGTGATGCTTCTAGTGTTATTAATGATTACTTTAAACAGTTTTTTGATCTTAAAAATTGGATTGAAAACAATCAACAATATATAAAACAAAATGGTTTTATATATAGCTATTTTGGAAGAAAAAGGAGATTACCTAATGTCACCAGCACAGATAAAGGCATCCAGAGCCATAGCGTTCGTTCTGGTCTTAATTTTTTGGTTCAGTCTACCGCTTCTGACATCAATCTTTTGGGGGCTATAGATATGAATAATCATATACAAAAAGGAGGATTTAAAGCTAGAATCTTTGCTCTTGTACATGACTCGATACTTGCCGAAGTTCCTTTTCAAGAAGTTGATTACTACTGCGAAGCTCTGCAAGATTATATTCAAGAAGACAGAGGCGTTAGTATTCCTGGAACACCTATCGGTTGTGACTTTGAGATAGGTGACGACTATTCAATGGGTAAATACGAAAAAAGATATGGTACTTACATATAAAGATAATGAAAAAATTACTTATCCTATTTTTCCTTTACTAAGCAGTAATTGGATTGAAGCAGACGGTTTAGTAACAATTGATGGTCTCTTATTAGACGATAAAAATATGGAAGGAAGCACTTTAGGGCGTCGTAGATTAATGACGCCTTATAATAATTTATTTCCATTAAAAAAAGCAGTATATAGTTTAATTGGACTAATTAAGAACAGTAAGAAAAATTTTATAGATTCAAAAGGATTAGTGTTTATCTATGAAAAAACAAAAATGGTAAGGTTACGATATAGAAAAATAGAAAAGATAGTTCGAAAAGAAAAAGTTTCACTATTATTTATATATCGTTGTAAGAGTCCTTTTATCATACCACGACCTCCTCCAGATGAAGTACAGTATGTAGGAATTTTGCATTTAAATGAAGAACCTTGGTTGTTATATGATTATGCGGCAACCCAGCTCAAGGATACGAGACGAAAAATATAATGGCAAAAAAATCTAAAACCATAAATGGATCAGGATTAGAAGTACAAGAAATAGAGCCCCTTACAAAACATCAACTAGAAGCATTTGAATCAGATAAACATTTAGTGCTCTTCGGGGTTGCAGGAACAGGAAAAACTTTTGTTGGATGTTATCTTGCTTTTGATGACATGGCAAA